ACTCTGGCCACTCACAACCCCTATTCACGGTATTAATCTAATGGTAGCGAGTATCTACAAAAAATCTTTACAAACGAAGAAGCGGGCATAATTGCCCGCCACCCCGCCTAGTTAAATCTTAGATAACGCCTGCTAGATAGCCCTTTTCTCGCAAGTGAGTAGCAACCTGTTGAGTAACTGAGTACTTCTGTCCAGCTTTAAAGCTGTAGTTGTTTCCTGCACCAAGGGTCATGTTTTCAATGTCTTCAACAACTCGAATCAATACAGTTGCATCTGATCCACCAACTTCAATTGGTGAGTCAACAATTACTGTCTGACGATCTGGGATGGTTGCATCAATAACTTCTGTCTCAAGCTTTATCTGTGCTGTGGCTGAAGCCATAGACATAGTTGCAGCTTTTTCTTGAAGTACTTGAGCATTTTCCTCGAGCTGAACTTCACGGGCGCGACCTGTAACATCGGTCGGTTTGACTTTACTTGCCATTTGTATCCTCCGGTTTAATGTCTGAGTGTTTGTGTTGGGCGGGGGCTTTTACACCCCCGCCTAACATTTAAGCTATTTAGTTGTATTAGTTGGTTTCTGCAATAACAACAGACTGATCTGTGATTAGACCAAGACCGAAGATTGAGTACCAAGCAAGTGCATGCTCACGACCGAAGTCAAGAATACCGCCATCGCGGAGTTCAACTGGAAGAGAGATTGCGTGACCGAATGCGTTATCTCCAATGAAGATAGCTGCATAGCGATCTGAAGCACCGTTACCGGTCTTTGTTGCTGGGGTTGTGTAACCTCCACCAGGAGTTACAACTGGGTTAGCAACTGTAGTATCAGCTGAGTAACCAGAACCAGCACCACCAGCAACCTTGAGAACCTGTGTGGTCTCAATGAATACTGTGTCGTATAGACGGCCGATCTCACCAAGCATGAAGTTACCTGGAGCTGCGTACTTTGTGACTTCAATGAATTCTGGATTGTCACGAAGCTTGCGGCTTTGGTGTGGGTGAATGAAAGCAACATATGTCTCACCTAGGCGAGGGATGTTCTTTGTTGCTAGTGTTTCTACAGCATCCTTGACTGTCTTAGGTGTCAAGTTAAATGCACCTGTCATAGAAGCACGTGATGTACCCTTTGTACCATCTGCATACCAGTTATTAACTGCTGAGAGGTTAGAGCGGTCTTCACCGTAGATTGTTGATGTAGCTGCATAAAGTGTGTCGCGTGAAAGCTGATCTAGATAGATAGCCATGTTACGACCTAGAAGACGTGAGGCTGAAGCCATTACGTCATCAAATGAAGCGTTAAGCAAAAGCTCTGATACAGCAAGAGCATATCCATGCTCAGATACTGTAATTGAGAATTGCTGTGCTGTGAGTGCGTTAGTCTGCATGCGAACACCTTCAACTAGTGAAGTTGCAAAGCCGAGGTTGTTGTAACGCATGAAGTTGATCTGAAGACCAGGTGCAACACCTAGTTCAGTCTTCTTTACCGCGAACTGCTCAAAGCGCAAGATTGGCATGGCCTGGAAAAGAATTTCCTTTGACCAAATTGTCTGGATCGCTTGAGTCAGCTGGGTATTTGTACCTGAGTACGCTGTAGGTGCTGCGGCTAGATTGCCGGTACCTGTAATACCTGATGCCATTTAAATTGACTCCTTGTTGGGTTTGAGTTTGATTGTTGGTTTAGCCTAAAAGCCCTTGAGTCTTTCCTTGAGCTCGTTCGCTCAAGAGACGACTACGGTATTTTGAGTATTCGTTCATCGGCATTGCTGCAATTTCTTGCGGCGTAAAGTTACGTTGCTCCGAATTGGTTTCCAGTGGCCCATTGGGAGGAGTAGTGATACTCGTTCCCTTCATTTCTTTTCTAGCGTTCTGCATTGCAGATTGCGCTGATTCAAGAATTCTTGCTGAGCGCTCCTTAAGATTTTCCACACTAGCCTGAAGCTCTTCACGGGAGTTACCCTGAATGAGATCTACTAGTTCCGGAATAATGTTATCGCGCTCTTGGTTGAGAACTTCTTGTCGGTAAGCCTGAAGGTCTGCAAAAGTCTTTTCCCGCTCCAGTAGAGCGAAGGCTCGTTCGCGTTCAACACGCTCACGCTCCAACTGCTCCTGCAACTCTGAAAGTCGAGCATCTGCATAGGACTTGGAATCAAGTTCTGCTAATGCTTCTTCTCGAATTCGTGCAGCATCTGCTTCCGCTTCTGCTGCTCTACGAGCTGCTTCTTCTTCTTTTTCCTTCTTGATAGAGAGAAGTTCTTCCTTCAAACTTTCAATCTGAGGGTAGAGCTTTTCTTTTTCTTGAGAACGTACTTTAGCTAGATCATCATCAGTATAAAACTTTTGATTACTTGCCTTTTCTGTAGTAGTAACAGTCGGCGCGTCAACGCCCGACACATTTACGACTGGAGCTGTTCCGGCCTCTGCTTCAAAAGCAACTGCCATTGTTTCTGCATTGTCCATGCTTACATCCTTCTGTATCCTAGGGGTCGTTTTCCGAATGCCCTTACGGGCGTAGCACATATGACCTAACGTTTGTTACTATATATTTTCTCTATTCAATACGAAACTGTCTGCCTAAGTAGGTTTATTTATCGTATTGTTCTTC